CACCCCTTTGGGGTGCAGTTGCCTTTCGGCGCCTAGTGCGCAGTGATGCGTACTAGGAGATAAGCGAATGCCACGTAACAAGCTGACATCGCAAGTTAAAGGTGAGGTAATTCTTGCCACCAGAACCCTGAACATATACGACCCTTGGGCCGAATGGACAGACTGGTCTTACGCGTCAGATGGCCTCAGGCAATCATCTATGTACACCCGGTTTCCGGATGTTAAGGTGAATCCTGCGGCGGCCGACGGTTTCCGCTCGCCAAGCGACTACAGTGCCGACTTAGTCGGTCCTGTGATCGTGGACGCAACTTATGGCGGAGAACGCTACTACGGATGGCCTAAGATATCTGGCCACGAGCGCTACTCGGGTAACACTCCGATGGTGCTTGACATCCAGGGTCTGCCCACTCCGGAGTCCGTCATGGATTCCTGGAAGAATGAGCTTCGTACTAAGATTCTTGTGAATCTGAAAGACGAGATCCTCGATGTTGCGATGGTACTCGCAGAAATGCAGGGTACCGTCGACCTGATTCAGAACGGTCTGTTCCGAATCGCCCGTAGTATGGATGCGATTAAGTCGCGCAAGCGCGAGTCGTATCATTTCCTCATGCACGGTCGCACACGCGACGGCAGACGCCCCACTGACAAGTTCCTTCGGGAAACTGCCAGTATCTTCCTTGAGTGGAAGTACGGGATTATGCCAACTGTGTATGACGTTGCAGGCGCCTCACAAGCGCTTGATATCAACGATAAAGGAACTCTGTTCAATAACCCTCCCTTGCTCACCGCAAGGACAGGTTTATCCACTACTTCGACCCACAAGGTCAAAGGTAGTGTTCAGCCATTCGCATGGCCTGATGCAGATGTTTCCGTTGTTGTGAAGGAGCAAGCCGCTGCTAGAGTTGATTACTCTATCAGCGCCGATGGTCTCCGGGGTCTGTCCCGCTATGGGATAGGGCTTGGGACTGTTGGGACGATTCTCTTTGAGAGGACTCCGTTCTCCTTTGTTTTAAATATGGGGTTCCCTCTCGCCGATATGATTAAAGCATGGACGTCTATTAGTGCTGGCTGCGAAGTTCGCGGTTACACTGAAACGTTTTATGTTTCATATCAAGTCGAGCAGGGCCGTGTGTCGCCATTTGGCGACGGGCGGTCACTGACCTGGGCGACAGCTAAATCACCTGTCTCTCAATTCATCAGAAATGGTGGATCCGCCGTCCCGATGCCTTTGCCGTTTGTTAGGAATCCGATTAAAACCGGAAACATAGCGTCCGTTTTGGCATTATTCACTCAGCTACGAAAATCGTAGCGTAACCTCCTTTGGAGTTACCATGCAATTCACCCAGTTAATCCTGAGTGTACAAGGCACCAATGTCACCTTTACTCCGTTCGATCGTGGCGCTTCTGGCGCTTTTGTCTATCGGCAGAATGGTGCATCTCTCCACGCCAACCGACTTGTGGTTTCCACCGCAGTCGATGACGCAAGCTCCGACAAGTACTCGGTTCAGCTGAACGCACCTCGCGTTAAGCCCGCCGAGGAAGGTTGCTGCACAATCGATTCTCTGCTCGGCACTGATCTGGTGAAAACTGAGTTGCGATTCCTCGCAACCACCAGTGAAGCTGACCGTAAGTGGCAGATCGATGCGCACATCGCGGCACTGCAAGAGTACCGCGAAACCTTCGAAAAACGTGAACGCCTCTACTCGTAATACGAGCTGAGCGTCCTTAAGGAGCTGGTCATGCAATTACATCGTGTATTGCAAGCACACGGGCGTAAAAGTACGCCACATGTGCATTTCGCTGCAGTTCTGCAGCGGATTGGAGAGACACTTGGTGGAGACGGGTCTCCTGCGCCCGCCGAGTTTCAGACTCCTGATCTGTTTGCTGCTCAATACCTCCGCTACAATCTCAGCCGCAAGGCATCAAGATTGTATGGGGTTACGACAGACCCGTGTGCCCGAAAGGAGCGCACGATTAACGGATTTCTCGCTCGCGAGTGTGTCAACGCCGTCATCAATGCGGTGAGGACATGGGGTTATAGTAGCGTTACCGGTGAACATCAGTCTGATCTCCTCGGAGACCAGCTATTGTACACAGCCAGGGATATCATCCGTGACATCCTAGGCGAAAGACCCAACATCGACAGGATTCTCAGTCGATGCGAGTTTGGTAACGGCGCAAGTGCTACTATGAAACGTACGGAAAGTCAAGGACCTAATAAGTTCTTGTATGGCCGTAGTGTCACAACAAGACTGAGGAGCTTTATCGCACATGCGATACGAACTTCCCCTGCTTGGAGCGAACTTACTAGTAGCGATCCTACTATGTATGTGGATTCCAACGGAAGGCACACTTTACCTGATTGGCGACTGGCAACAGTAGCCGGCTCTGTCCTGGACGTCGTTGAAAAGACGGCAGAAATCGACAGGGTTATTATGAAAGAGCCCGAGCTTAATGGATTCGTCCAAAAAGGCATCGGCTCTGAAATCAGGCATTTGCTGCGTAAACCCCTCCCCGCTTTGGGGACGATCGGTATTGATCTGGATCATTCCGGAGCTGATAACGACTACCTTGCCCGTTGGGGCAGTGTAGATGGGCGCGTGGCAACCGTGGACGGCGAGAGGGCATCGGATTCGCAAACGATTGCACTCTACGAGTTCCTATTTCCTCCTCTGTGGTTTGAGCTATTATTTATGGCCAGATCACCTTACACCATCGTCGACGGCAAGCTGCACCGCCTTGAGATGATGGGAGGGATGGGTAACGGCTTCACATTCGAGGCCCAAAGCGTGATCTTTTACGCTGTCGGGTTAGCCTGCGCTATGCGCAGTAAGCACCCTCATGCAGAATGTGTTGTTTCGATCCACGGCGATGATTTGATCGTCCCTGCTGACGTGCGTGAGGAAGTCCTCCTTGCGTATCAGGCGATGGGCGTCGTCGTGAACCAATCGAAGTCCTTCTTCGAAGGACCATTCAGGGAATCCTGTGGTGGTCACTACTTCAACGGCTTCGATGTAAAACCGTTCTATGTGAAAGCACAGGATGGTCGTTCACGTGGTGACTGGTTTTGGCTCTATAATAGTCTCCTGCTGTGGCTTAACCGCCGTAGTGAGGACTGGAGAGCATCTCCAGCCGGTATTGAACTCGTTTGTATCCTACGCTACCTAGCGTGGTATGCTTCCTCGGGTAATATCCTGGCTTGGCGAGTACCTTGTGACTCAAGTCGTCGCTCTGGTATATTCAGTAACCCACCTAAGTTGCGTGGTGGATCCTGGAAGACCAGAATGGTGTGTACCCTCAGGACGAGTAGCTCTCTTCCTGAAGACGGATGTTATCTCTCTTGGCTTAACAAGCCAAGGGTGACAACCGTTTATGACCTGTTGTTTCCCAAAAGGAAGCCTCCCAGGTCTTTAGAGGTAGACACTGATGTCTATGAAGTGGATCGGTTCGTGCGTCTTATCGCATGGGCTGATTTCTCCGTAATCGGCCACGCAGCGCCTCTTTGGCTGCGTGACCGAGGTAAGTCGAGG